AAAGATTTTACGCACAACGTATCCAAAACCTCCAAGAGGCCAAGGATTCCCCAGAGCAGAAGGCATACAAGGAATTGTTTGCTAAGATGCTCGACAAGTACGATGCCGACTCTCCCAACGACATCCCCAAGGAGAAGAGAGACGATTTCTTCAACGAAGTCGAGGCAGCATGGAAGAAAGATCCTGCCAACGACTCTGAGGGTGAAGGCGAAGAAGAGGAAGAAATGGAAGAAGGTCTGAAAGAGGCCACCGATGGCGGCGGTCCAGGCGGCGGAGGCAAAGGCGGTCATGGCACCCCTCCCCCAAGTGTAGTTGATGCCGCTGGTCAGGGTCCTCTCACCATGAACGGCATGCTTGCCGCTTTCGGTTCTCGTGACCTTAGATACGACTTCAATGGAGACGGAGTTGTCGACGGTGAGGATCTAGGAATTTTCCTCGCTAAGTTCGGCGGCTGATAAGGAAAGAAAAAATGCTTCTAATTACCGAGACAGTTCAAGATAACATCAAACTGCTAAAAGAGTCTGCCGACGATGGATCCCAGAAGTATTCCATCGAAGGCATCTTTATGCAGGCAGATAAGCAGAACAAGAACGGAAGAGTCTATCCTTCTCAGACTCTACTGAAAGAGGCTAAGAGATATGAAAAAGAGTACGTCAAAAAGAACCGTGCTCTTGGTGAGTTGGGTCACCCCGAAGGTCCAACCGTCAATCTAGATAGAGTATCTCACGTCATTAAGGAACTATGGAACGAAGGCACCGACATCTACGGACGTGCTCGAATTCTCGACACTCCAATGGGTGAGATTGTAAAGGGACTCCTTAACGATGGTGTTTCGATCGGTGTGTCCACTAGGGGCATGGGGTCGATCAAGAAGAACAAAGAAGACGTAAACGAAGTTCAAGACGACTTCCTACTCGCTGCGGTCGATATCGTTTCCGATCCGTCAGCACCAGATGCTTTCGTTAATGGAATCATGGAAGGCAAAGAATGGGTTTGGGACAATGGCATTATCAAATGTCGCGATATTGAGACTCATGTAAAACTCATTGAAAACGCCAGTAACAAGATGGAGCGAGAGGAAAGGATCCTCTCAGCATTCAACAGCCTGTTAAATGGCTAATTTTTATACATAAGATATCCGACTTTCAAGGAGATACGGAAATGCCAACTTCTAAGAACAAGATCTCAGAGGATCTCAAGAAAGCACTTGAGGCCGCGAGAGAAGCCGATGAAAAGACTTTCAAGTTCAAGGGCAAGACTTATGCCGTTGAAGACTTCCCCATGGATGATGAGGAAGAGGAAATGGAAGAGTCCAAATCCGAGACCAAGGCTAAAGATGCCGACGTGAAGGAAATGGACGACGAAGAAGAAGAAGAACACGACGAAGAGGAAGAGGAGGAAGAGGTCAAAGAGTCACGCACTCTAGACGTCGTAGATTCCATCATCCTCGACGTTGAGTCAGAAGTATCTGCCAGCGTTACCGAAGATGTCGATGCCCTTTTCAACGGTGAAGAACTCACCGAGGAATTCAAGGGTAAGGCCACTACCATCTTCGAAGCGGCAGTCAGCACTCGTGTCTCCGAGATCGCCGAACGACTTCAGGAAGAGGCCAACGAAAAGGTCGCTGCCGTAGTCGCTGAGGAAACCTCCAAGATGGCAGATCAGGTTGACGAGTACCTCACTTACGTTGCAGAACAGTGGGTTGCCGAGAACCAGGTCGCCATCGACAAGGGTGTCCGAACTGACATCTGCGAATCTTTCATGTCTGGTCTAAAGACTCTCTTCGAAGCACATCACATCGATATGCCACAGGAGAAGTTCGACGTCATGCAGGAGCAGCAGCAGCAGATCGCTGCACTTCAGGCACAGCTTAACGAAAGCCTAGCCTCTAACGCAGCAGTCGCCGCCCAGGCACGTGCTTCAGAGCAGCTCGCCGAGTGCAACGCAGCACTCACTGATGCCTGCAATGATCTCACCGACACCGAAGCAGAGAAGCTTCAGAAGCTTGCTGAAGGTATTGATTTCGAAGATACCAATCAGTTCATCGAGAAGCTCGCCGTCCTCAAGGAGTCTTATTTTGGTTCGGGTCGCAAGACCTCCAAGAGAGTCCTAGATGAGGAAGACGTTTCGCTTCCTGCAGACGCAGACAACACAGTTTATACCTCACCCAACGTCGAACAGTACGTTAATTTCATTAGCAGCAGAGCAACCTCCTGACAGAGGCGGCTATTTTTACATCCAAAAGGAGGCCATAAAATGGCAAACTCAGAGTTTACAGACCCAACGGACCTCACCGAGGCCATCAAGACAAAGTGGAAGCCTGTCCTTGAGCACAAGGATTGCGAACCCATTGCAGACCCCTATAAGAGAAACGTCACCGCGATTCTCCTCGAGAACCAAGAGCAGGCTATGATTGCTGAGGCGGCTCCCGCCAACGCAATTGGCGGTTCCGTTCTCGGTGGCGATGGCACCAACGCAGTCAAGACTTGGGACCCCGTTCTCATCAGTCTCGTCCGTCGTTCGATGCCCAACCTCATCGCCTACGACGTCTGCGGTGTTCAGCCCATGACTGGTCCTACTGGACTCATCTTCGCCATGAAGGCTAAGTTTGAGGGTCAGGGCGGCACCGAAGCATGGCCCTTCAACATCGACGACAACTTCTCAGGTGGTATCTCCTCGGGTTACCAAGCTAAGGAAGACGACTTCCTTGACACTGACACCGCAGTTTCTGGTGATCAGCTACCTGGCGTCGTTCCCACCAACAGCTACGGTGAGAATGCTCACGGAATGGCCACCTCGGCTGGTGAAGCCCTCGGCGATTCGGGTGCCAACCCCTTCGCTCAGATGGCATTCGAAATCGCTCGTACTTCGGTCGTTGCGAAGACTCGTGCCCTCAAGGCTGAGTACACCACTGAACTCGCACAGGACCTCAAGGCAATTCACGGACTCGATGCCGAGACCGAGCTTGCCAACATCCTGTCGGGTCAGATCCTTGCTGAGATCAACCGCGAGGTCCTTACCTCCATCTACAAGACTGCTAAGCTTGGTTGCCAGCAGTCCGATCTCTTCTACAAGGGTGCTGGTAACACCTATGGTACTCAGGCTGGTCTCGGTGGTGTCTACGATCTAGTCAACGATGCTGACGGTCGCTGGAGTGCAGAGAAGTTCAGAGGACTCCTCTTCCAGATCGAGCGTGAGTGCAACCAGATCGCTAAGGACACCCGCCGTGGTAAGGGTAACATCATCATCTGCTCGTCTGACGTTGCTTCCGCACTCGCCATGGGCGGATGGATGCAGCTCAGCGGTGGTGATGCTGGTAACCTCAACGTCGATGATGCTGGCAACCTGCTTGCTGGTACCATCGGTGGCGGTCGCATCAAGGTCTACGTCGACCCCTACGCAACCTTCGACTTCGTTGCCGTCGGTTACCGTGGGTCGTCCGCCTACGATGCAGGTATGTTCTACTGCCCATACGTCCCACTACAGATGGTTCGTGCGGTCGGTGAGGACAGCTTCCAGCCCAAGATCGGTTTCAAGACCCGCTACGGTCTTGTCAACAACCCATACGTCCAGAACCCAGCAGGTACGCTGGCAACGGACCCAAGTGCTGACGCGGCACGTCGTGCCAACCAGTACTACCGCGTGTTCCGCATCGAGAACATTCACGGCACCTCGTGATAGCGGTAAGTGAATAGTGGAGACAACCTCGTCTCTGCGTCCTCAAGGGGGCGGGTCTTCGGACCCGCCCCTTTTTTGTATAAATAGTGTATGAGTACAGATAACTACGGCATCACAGGGTCGGATCTACCAGGCGTTCCAGCGAACCTCTCGCCCAACGCATTGAATAGACAACCCACCAATACCAGTCTGTTGGGACCTACCAACTTCAGGTTGATTGTTAGTAGGCTTCCAGCGGTCACCTATTTCTGCCAGACCGCGAACATCCCTTCGGTCGATGTAGAAGTGATCGACCGACCCAATCGATTCGTGGACCTGAAGGAAATGGGTAAGCCTTCTTTTGGCGACTTCTCGGTGACTTTCCTCATCGACGAAACTATGACCAACTGGAGAAGTGTTTATGACTGGATGAACGGGATCTCCCCCTTCACGGACCATAATGCACTGGTTCAGCCTTACGACGACATGCGTTCGGACCTGATTCTCAACGTGACCACCAACGCCTTAAACACGGCCTTGGAAGTGGTCATCAAAAACGCATTCCCTACCAGCCTATCTGCAGTGGAGTTTGATTCTGCTGCTACGGACATTGATCCGACCGTGGCTACTGTTGACTTCGCATTTGACTCCTTCGAGGTTCGGTCTACTACTTGACAAGGCCGAACCTTTGTGGTATAATGTGCGTAGAAACATAGGAGATTCTGTATATTATGAAATTCGACGATATCAAATCAATGGCTGATGAGGACTGCAAGATCGATGGCACTGAACTCGACATCGAGAGCATCAAGATCCCTCAACTCCACAACAAATACCTGCGACTGATGCAGGATGAGAAACTCGTTCTTCGCTCTATGATTTCCAAGAGGAACACCCTGTATAGACTCAAGTGGGAGTATTACACTGGTAAGATGAGCAGGGAGGAGTTGGAGCACCACGGTTGGGAGCCTTTCCAACTGAATGTGCTGAAGAAAGATCTGGAAATCTATCTGGATTCAGATGCAGACCTAAATATTATGAGGGATAGGATCGCGATGATCGAGGCGAAGATCAGTTATTTGGAAGAGATCATCAAAGAACTGAACTCCCGTGCTTGGAAGATCAAGAATGCCATCGAGTGGAGAAAGTTCACCTCTGGCGGATTTTAATAATGATAGAAGTGCAGAAGGTAGATGATGTGAGCATGAAGATTCTTTGCGAGGACCGAGGTGTCCTCAAGGAGATCACGCAGTTCTTTACCTTCACAGTCCCAGGTGCAGAGCATATGCCAGCCTTCAAGAAGAGGCGGTGGGACGGCAAGATCAAACTATTCAGCATCCACACCCAAGAACTACCTGTCGGACTGTACGACTATCTGGTTCGTTTCTGCTCTGATCGTTCCTACGGTCTTTCTGGTTATGTGCCCTTCAAATATCGAGAAGTGGGTGTCGAGACTATTCAGAAGTACGTCAACGACTTTCTCCGCCCAGTGGCAGGGGGAAAGCGTGTCGATGCCCACCTTCATCAAATCGAGGCAATCACGCATGCCGTCGAGAACTTCAGAACCACCCTTCTGAGTCCCACGGGATCGGGTAAGAGCCTGATCATTTACGCACTGGTCCGATTCTACCTCGACATGATCCCAGAGGACAAGAAGGTTCTCATCGTGGTACCCACCACATCGCTGGTGTCCCAGATGTACTCGGACTTCGAAGACTATTCTGGAGAGAACGGATGGGACGTAGAAGCGAATTGCCATAAGGTGACCGCTGGCAAGGACAAGACCCACCCCGATAAGAGGGTCATCATTTCTACGTGGCAGTCCATCTATAAGCTGGATTACAACTACTTTGATCAGTTCAAGGGTGTGATCGGTGACGAGTGTCATCTATTCAAGAGCAAGAGCCTGACTACCCTGATGGCGAAGTTGAGAGATTGCCCATATCGGGTCGGTACCACTGGTACACTGGACGGAACCAAAGTACATAAGTTGGTGATCGAAGGAGCCTTCGGACCGACATACCAAGTCACGAGTACGAAAGACCTTATTGACAAAGCCATTTTGTCAGACTTCGAGATTGACTGCGTTCTACTTAAGTACCCTGATTATTTCAGACACAAGTACAAGAGGATCACATATCAGGAAGAGATCGAGCTTCTGACCCAGTGCGAATTCCGAAACGAATTCATCACGGATCTGGTCGACAGCCTAAATGGTAATACATTGGTACTCTTCCAGTACGTACAGAAGCACGGCATACCTCTACAAGAGATGATCAAGGATAAGGTAGGAGATCGCAAGGTGTTCTTGATCCACGGTAGGGTAGGTGCGGATGTCAGAGAAGAGGTGAGAAAGATCGTGGAGTCTGAGAAGGATGCCATTATTGTAGCCTCCTACGGCACTTTTTCTACTGGTGTATCGATCAGACGCCTGCATAATATCGTGTTCGCTTCTCCTTCGAAGAGCAGGGTGAGGGTGCTTCAAAGCATCGGACGTCAGCTCAGGAAGAGCGAACACAAGGAAGTAGCGAGACTATACGATATCAGCGATGACATCCATTGGTTGAGTTACAAGAACCACACCCTCAGACATTATGAGGAACGGTTGAAGATCTATGAATCTGAGAACTTCAACCACAGATCTATCTTTATAAATATTGGCGAACCACAAAAGGAGGACCCGCTATGAGCGACCCCAAGGATAAGGGATACAGGATCATTCGCCTCGTTAACGGTGAAAGACTCATCGCCAAGATCTCTGGTTCTACCAAGCAAAAAATGGTATTGACCAGGCCCATGACTGTCAGAGGCATGACTGCTAACGGCGGTGTTACTGGTGTAAGCAGAGAGTATTTGGTTCTGCAGGATTGGTTGGAGCACAGCGACGACATCAATGTCAAGGTGCCAACCAACCAGGTGTTGACCATCTCTAAACCAGACGACTTTATCACTGAGGCTTATGAAGCACAGAAAGACTATCTGGACACTGGGAATGCTAACCCTAAGATGGAGAACTATCCAGATGACTTAACCTTGAAGGATCTTTTTAGTGGAGAGATGCCAGGGGATGGCGAAACCATGGAGGGTGAGGAACTGCAAGAGTTCCTGAACAATCTGGTCGACTCCATCATCCACAAGGCTACTTCGAATCTAGAAGACGAAGATTGGATCGAAGAGGATCAGGACAGAGATAGGGAGGATTGGGGTAACGACCTAAATGACTGGTCGCCTTACCCCGATGACTACTCGTAATTTACCTCAAGGGGCGAGAGGGTCTCTTTATGTATACATGGCTCCGATATATGTCAAGGTTCCCCGATAGAAGCCCTAAAAAACACATACCATATATTGACAAGTGAACACCTTTGTGGTAAAATGTGGTTCGTGAAAGGACCCATCCTCAAAAAGGAACATATACTATGACTGAGAAGAAGAAGAACACCAGCAACCATTACGTGAACAATGCTGAATTTTATGCTGCACTTTGTGAGTGGAAAGAAGGAGTCGTAGAGGCAGATGCCACCGACGATCCCAGACCCCCCATTACAGACTATATCGGCGAGTGCTTCGTCAAGATCGCCAATGGTCTGTCTCGCAAAGCCTGCTTCATCAACTATGACTACCGAGACGAGATGGTAGGAGATGCGATTGAAAACGCCGTGCTCTATGCACATAACTTCTCCCCTACCAAGAGCAAGAACCCATTCGCCTATTTCACCCAGATCATGTACTATGCCTTCCTCCGCCGAATCCAGAAGGAGAAGAAGCAAATGTACGTGAAGTACAAGCTTGCCGAACAGCATAAGGACCATGCCAACATGCCTCGGTGGGACGACAGCGATCCCCATGAGAAGTTGAGCATGTCTAAGACTTTCGGTCTATCAGATAACGATGTCAAGAACTTCAACGAGAAGACCACCCCCAAGAAGCGACGAGCCTCTGGAGGATCTACTCTTGATGGTCTATTGGGCGACACTGCATGAAGATTGCCATTGTGACAGACACCCATTTCGGGTGCCGTAACGACAGTCAGCTGTTTCTGAACCACCAAATCGACTTCTTCAAGAACGTGTTTATTCCTACACTGGAAAAACGCGGGATTGATACAGTCATCCACGGTGGGGATCTGTTGGACCGTCGCAAATACGTAAACTTCAACACACTGAACACCGTCAGGCAAGAAATCATCGAGCCTTTGATGAGCCATGGCGTGACCATGCATGTGATCATCGGCAACCATGACACCTATTACAAGAACACCAACGATGTGAACTCGATCAAGGAAGTGTTCGACGACAAATATGAGAACTTCCATTTGTACGAGAAGCCTGCAACCGTCGAATTCGATGGCATGGAGATTGCTCTTTTACCATGGATAAACACTGAGAACGAGCAGTCTTCTTTAGACTTCATCAAGAACACGTCAGCCCAATGGCTAATCGGACACCTTGAGTTGGAAGGCTATGAAGTGCTGCGTGGGGTAGCATACAGTGGAGGAACGGACCCAGAGACTTTCGCTCGGTTCGAGCAAGTGCTGAGTGGTCACTTCCATTGCCGACAGGAGAGAGGTAACGTGATCTACATGGGTACACCATACCAAATCACCTTTGCCGACTCTGGGGAGACTAAGGGATTTTGGATCCTAGACACTAACACGAGAGAGTTGGAATTCGTCGAGAATCCAGAGTGCATGTTCCATAGCCTATCTTATGATGACGAGGCGAATGACTACACTGAATTCGTCAAGAAGACGCACGACATGTTCAAAGATAAGTACGTCAAGCTTTACGTTCAGAAGAAGACCAACCCATATATCCTTGACAGAGTGGTAGATACATTGTACAACAGCGGGGTATATAATCTGACTATCGTAGACGATATTGATGTGGAAGACAGAGATGTGGAAGCGGCAGACGCTACTAAGTCGACCCTAGAGATCATCATGGAAGAGATCGACGTCCGAGAAGACATCCTGAATAAGGATGAAGTGAAGAGACTAGTGAAAGAGGTGTACATGGAGACGATCACCTCATAAAAGGAATTTGTTATGCTATACTTCAAGGTGCTTAGATGGAAGAATTTCCTAAGCACAGGTAACTCGTTCAACGAGATCTACCTAGACAAATATGAAAACACTTTGGTGTCTGGGGAGAACGGTGCGGGCAAGTCCACTATGCTGGATGCTCTCACCTTTGTCCTATACGGTAAGTCCTTCAGGGGGATCAACGTTGGCAGTCTGGTCAACTCGGTCAACAACAAGGACTCCATCGTGGAGATCGAATTCAGGGTGAACAACCACGACTACAAGGTGGTCCGAGGTCAGAAGCCTAAGAAGTTCGAGATCTGGAAAGATGGGGAGATGATGAATCAGGACGCAAAGGTCAAAGACTACCAAGAGGTCTTGGAGGATCAGATCCTGAGGATGGGGTACAAGTCCTTCTGCCAAGTAGTCATCCTGGGATCATCTAACTACGTGCCGTTCATGAGACTTCCTGCCAAGGACAGAAAGGTCATCGTAGAGAACCTGCTCGACATCAACGTCTTTTCTGACATGAATCATATCATCAAGGCGAGACTGTCTGATTCCAAAGACAAGATCACGATTCTGTCTTCCAAGATTGAGAACTTAATGATCAAGATCGAAGGTCATGAGAACTTGATCAAGAGGCTGACCAAGAAGAGCGAAGAGTCGAGAGACAAGTACCAAAATGACATAGACAGCACACATAAGTTGCTGAAGTCAACGGAAGCGGAGATGGACCGCCTGAATGAAAGCATCGAAAAGCATCTAGAGCAGGTGCCAAAGCACGAACCAGTACACAAGTTACAGAAAGCTCAAGAGGTATACAACACCATCAAGAGCAAGGTCAAGGCTCTGGTCGCTGATGCACAGTTCTATGAGAACAACAGTCACTGTCCCACATGCAAGCAAGACATCACCGAAGACCATAAGACCAAGCAGGTAGAAGAAAAGAATCAGAAGATCGAGAAATTGGAAGAAGGCAAGGATCAGCTACTTGAGACGATCGAGAGTCTGAGGGAAGATGTGCAGACTGCCAACGAGCACTTGCGTGCGATTAATCTCCTTCGCAAGGATGTGTCTACCAATAGTGCCATCGTTCAAGCACAATCAGAGTACATCCGCAGAGCGGAGAAGAGAATCTCGGAAATCGACAATGACAACTCCGAGCTGGATACAGAGAAGGAAGCACTGCAAGGATTCATCGAAGACTGGAAAGAATCCGAGAAGAAGAGGATCTCCCTCACTGCAGACCGCGAAGACTTGGATACCGTATATGGTCTTCTGAAGGAAGGCGGTATTCGATCTAAGATCATCAAGTATTACCTGCCCATCATGAACAAGTTGATCAATCAATATCTCACATCGATGGACTTCTTCTGCCAGTTCACACTGGACGAGAACTTCTCAGAGACCATTAAGTCCAGATACCGAGACGACTTCACCTATTTCAACTTCAGCGAAGGAGAGAGACTGAGGATCGACCTGTCTCTTCTGCTCGCATGGCGAGAAATCGCTCGCATGAAGAACAGTGTCAATTGCAACCTACTAATTCTAGACGAGGTGTTCGACTCCAGTCTGGATTCGGTCGGGACCGAAGAATTCCTAAGGATCTTGGAGGATCTGGGCAAGAGAGCAAACGTGTTCGTCATTACACACAAGGCAGATCAGCTTATGGACAAGTTCCAGAACAACATCCATTTCACCAAGAAGGGGAACTTCAGTGACATGGAGTTTAGACTACATGCTGGAAACTAAGAGATTCTACGAGAAGAACACCCACATCCTCGAATCACCTGTGAACATCACCTTCGAAGAGGTGGTCAGCAAGAACGAGCAGGAATTCGAGGATTGGGTGATCGAAGTGAGGAAAGAGGTGCTCCGTATCTGGGACACCTACGGTCTTCCTCCTAGGTCTGGTGGCAAGACGGAAGACGAGATCATTGAAGGATTCAACAGACTCGGTGGGTATAACACAGAGCAGATGTTCCATGACGACGAAGAAGCTGGAACAGAGAAGGATGTGATTCTCAACACTGTCTACCATGGAGTGGAGGTAGACCAGTTCTTCGACAACATGTACAAGACCAGGATCATTAGGTCTGCTAACGATGAGGTGGGTCAGTCGATTTACGACCTGTTCAATGGGGACGAATACAAGAAAAGCGTCCTGCATCGTGCTAAGAGACACTTCAAGAGGGATTCTTTCTACCTCTACGCGATGAGCATCAAGAAGAATGACAAGAAGTCTGGAATCATCAATGCCTCTACCGCCAAGGAATGGGTTGATACCTTCTTCGACGAACCCCACTTATTCGTGGATCATGACTTCATTCTAGAATCGGTTGATCCCCCAGAAGGTGTGAATGCGGGATACTTCCAACTGAACGAGACCGATCTTCTCCACCTGAATAAGGAAGAGGTGGAGAGCATCAAGGACAAGATGGAGTATAGACACCACAGCAATATTGATATCGAGAATCTGAGCGACGAGAAGTTATATAGAGTGCGGATCTACCAGAAGGGGCGCAAAGTCTTTCCCCGCTGGTTCATCCCGTTCAGGATCGGTTACACCCAACCAGCGGTAAACTTCCCACCTCTAACTGCGAAAGCATTATATGAGAGATTTACTCAAGGTCTGGACGATGTGAAGATCTATGATCCTTCGAGTGGATGGGGTGGTAGAATTCTGGGTGCGATGAGTGTCAAGGATGATCGACAGGTGCACTACATCGGCACCGATCCAAATCCCGACAACTTCTTCGATGATGGAACATCTAAGTATTCCTCTGTCGCTGATTTCTTCAACAGCAAGACCTATAGAGGTAACGCATTCTTTTCTAGTGTGAATACATATGAGATCTACCAGCAAGGTTCAGAGGATATCCAGCATGACGAAGATTTTCAGAGGCACAGAGGTGAGATTGATCTGGTGTTTACTTCTCCTCCTTATTTCAATCGAGAGGTGTATAGCGAAGATGAGAACCAGAGTTGCAAGAAATACGGAAGTTCATACGAATCATGGGTGGATGGATTCTTGCGACCGACACTTTCCACTTGTGCTGAATGGCTACGATCAGGGGGTTATCTCCTATGGAATATTGCCGATCTGAGGATGGAGAACAAGGAATACCTCCCTCTGGAGGACGACAGTTGCGAGATCATCCGCAGCCTAGGACTAGTCCAGTTACCCACCATCAAGATGGCTATGACTGGGATGCCTGGGACCCACAGGCTGGACGAAAACGGAAGGCCACACGTGAAGAACTTCTGCAAGGTACGTGGCCGATACTTCAAGTACGAGCCTGTCTTCGTCTTCCGAAAGGGTTGACAAAAAGCAGCCTATCTGGTATAATGTGATCATGAGCAAGAAGAAGAACCCGTTCTCCGAGCCTGACTGGAAATGGTCCGAGGAGACTCTCACACCCGCCGAAACCGAATGGAAGTGGGTGCGTGCTCTCCACTGGTATCGGTGCAATGCTGACCCCAAGAAGAAGAAGGACTGGGTACTCAAGTACGTCAAGGAGAACGTAAAGGGTGCCAAGGTCGCCGACTATCTTAATGCCAAGAAGGGCATGTACGATGATGCTGGTGGTCTGTGCCGTATCAAAATGAAGGGTTGCATCAACGAGGTCCTCGATACCAAGGTGAGTGCTGCACTCGCCGCCATCAAAGAAGATTCGACCAACACCAAGAAGGTCGCCCCTCCTCCCAAGCCTACCGTGAGTGTGAAAGACAGAGTTGCTGATCAGATCGCCGATTACATGAGCGAGATCAACAACTACATCGATCTTTACCTGTCCAACCCCATGATCGCCAAGAAGAATTGGTTCGATATGGGTGCATGGTTGAAGCGGCACAAGGTCAAGTCGATGCAGACCACCGAAATGATGAAGGAAATCAGGGGTATGTACTCTGAGGCGAAGAGTGCTTACGAAGGAGAAGATCCCCAACTCACCGAGGCATATGACTTTCTAACGGCGAAGAAATTGAACAGATACATCGAATTCTTGAGCAACATGATCGAGGCATGCGAGAAGCACATCAAGGCAGTCAAGCCTATCTCGAAGCGTGCTAGGAATGTGGATCCAGAGCGGATGGTCAAGAAGTTGCCATACAAGAAGCGATCCCAGGAACTGAATCTGGTCAGCAAGGATCCAGAGAAGATCATTGGTGCGGATGCGTTGTTCGTCTTCAACGAGACTTCTCGTCTGCTGTGCGTCTATCAGAGCAGACTCGGAAACGGCGGACTCATTGTCAAGGGTGCTTCGATCGATCACTACGATCCGAACCGATCTTTCATGAAGAAGGTGCGGAACCCCCAGCAGGCGATTCGAATGATCAGGGGTCACACCAAGAAGAACGGTCTGAAGTGCTTCGAAGACATGAAGACGGCTAGTCGACCAGTCCGTCCTCGACTCAATGCTAACTGCCTGATTGTGGAAATTCACTGATGATTTTGATCGATGCCAGTCAACTTATGATCGCCAACATGTTTTCCATCTATGGGAAGCGTCTTGAGGAGATCCAAAAGCACCACGTTCGGTACGCATATACTAGAGGTATTGCATACTACTACAAGAAGTTCCACTCTGAGTACGGCAATATCGCTCTCTGCTACGACCACCGTGCTTCTTGGAGGCGAGACTACTTCCCTCACTACAAGGCATCAAGGCGCAAGGAGCAGAAGAAGAGCAGCATGGACTGGGGTAACATGTATGATCTCTTCATGGAACTCCACGACGAGATCCTCGACGAGGTGAACGTCCGATCTTACCTTGTCCACGGTTGTGAAGCGGACGACATCATCGGGTATCTCTGCAATAAAGCAGAAGAGAAGACGGTCATCGTGTCGTCCGACAAGGACTTCAAGCAGTTGAACCACCTTCATTGGGTGGATCAGTACAGTCCAGCACACAAGGAGTTCCTCGTGTGTGAAGATACGAACGCATTCCTACAAGAGCACATCATCCGTGGTGACTCCTCTGATGGGATCCCCAACGTCTATTCCGATGACGACGCAATCGTCAACGAAGACAAAAAGCAGATGATCATGAACAAGAAGCGGTACAACGCCGCAGTCGACATGATAGAGATGGGTGATATGACTTCTATCGAAAGTCACTACCATCGAAACAAGACTCTCATCGATTTGAATGAGATCCCTTCCCGACACAAGGGCCTGATCCGATCCCAGCACAAGATTTACAATGCGCTGCACAAGGATCAGGGCGAACTTTTCGAACGAGAATTCATTGAGTACTTGAAGAAGCACTCCCTATACAAGGTAATTGAAGAGATGATGACACCCCCAACCCTGAGCTTTGAAAACTGATGGCAAGCAACAACAACAGCAAGAAGAACCGCAATCAGCCTCAACACGAGCAAGGGGATCCGTATGATCCTCAGATCGCCAGAAGTTTCAGGAAAGAAAAGAAGCGGAGCAGGAGACGAGAAGACAAGCACATCCTGAAGGACTTCCCAGACGCAGCCGATGAATACTTCGAGAGAGAAGAAAAGTATTGATTCATCTAAGCCTATCGAGTATAATGGAGAACTCATGACAGCAACTACAGAAACAACGGATACAATGATGCAAATCAGCAAGCAGACAATCGAGATTCTGAAGAATTTCGCCTCAATCAATTCGAACATCCTGATCAAGCCTGGAAACCAGATCAAGACGATCTCGAATTACAAGAACGTCCTATCACAGGCAACCGTGCAGGAGACTTTCCCCGTCGAATTCGGTGTGTGGGATCTGAACAAGATGCTCGGAGTGATTTCTCTCTTCGACGACCCCATGCTAGACTTCCAAGAGAAGCACGTCACCATTTGGGGTGGCAAGAGTCATGTCGAGTACTACTACTCCGAACCCAAGCTCCTCACCACGGTAACCAAGGAATTGAAGATGCCTCCCGCAGTGGTCTTCGCTTCGCTTGATGAAGAAGACGTGAAGGAGATCCAGAAGGCAGCATCCGTGCTGCAGCTTCCAGACATCAGGATCTCGTCCAACAACGTTGGTGGTGATATCATCCTCACCGTGATGGATCGCAAGGATCCCTCCTCTAACGAGTATTCCTTTACCATCGGTAATATCGCCGATGAGACTGAGTTCAATTTCTACTTCAAGGTAGAGAATCTGAAGATGCTCGTTGGCGATTACAATCTGCAGATTTGCGAGAACAGTGTGGCGAAGTTCGAGAACAGGAACTTCGATCTCACCTACTGGATCGCGATGGAACCCGACTCCACTTACAAGGCAGGCTGATGAACATCTTTTTCATTGATGAAGATCCCAAGGTCGCTGCCAGAATGGTATGTGACAAACACGTGACGAAGATGGTGTTGGAGTCGGTGCAGATGCTCAGCACTGCACACGCAGAGGGGGAAGCACCCTACGGTTGCATCAAGTCGCACATCAACCACCCATGCACCAAGTGGGCAAGGGCATCTAGGGGTAACTACCAGTGGTTGACAGACCACGTAGTGGAGATGTGCAAAGAATACACCCGTCGGTACCACAAGGTACACAAGATGGAAGAAGCGGCAAGGTGGTTGAACACCAACGAGCCCACAGAACTAGACTCCTTCAGTGATGCACTGACAGAAAAGCCCCAGTGCATGCCAGAACACTGCAAGGTGAAGGGAAACGCGGTTGGTGCTTACCGCAAGTATTATTTGAAGGAGAAGTCCTACTTCGCTAAGTGGAAGTGGTCGTCGACTCCTGAGTGGTTTGTGGAAGGAATGAAGAATGCCTGATGCGATCTATATCGCTGGTCCGATGAGGGGATACCCGAATTGGAATTATGAAGCATTTGCGGATGCTGAACAACATCTGAGGAAGTGTGGTTGGTCCAACGTGATCAATCCTGCCACTTTGGATGAAAATTATGAAGACACGAAGGGACTTGGTGCTCCTGAGGATTTCGATCCTTACAAGGATGAGTCCCACCAAGATGCTAACCGCAGGATCATGAAGCGAGACGTCGATGTTATCTGCGACGACTGTGCCGCGATCTTCATGCTACGAGGTTGGGAATCGTCTAAGGGAGCATGCGCCGAGTTTTACCTCGCTGCATCGATTGGTTTGGAAATCCACTATCAAGGAGCACGGATTGACTGAGACAGTTACACGCACAGCACTTTGGGTTGAGACATATCGTCCTGCGACGATTAATGAATGCATCCTTCCGCAGAATCTGAAGGATACATTTAATGAGATGGTGGTGCAAGGTGTACCACAGAATTTGCTTCTATCTGGTGGAGCGGGTTGTGGTAAGACCACGGTAGCAAAGGCACTATGCAATGAGGTCGGTGCCGACTGGATCATGGTGAACTGCTCGGAGGATGGAAACATCGACACGCTCCGAACCAGGATTCGGAACTTCGCCAGTACAGTTTCCTTCTCTGGTGGCAACAAGGTCGTGATCCTTGACGAATTCGACTATGCTAACTCGCAGAGCATGCAACCCGCTCTCCGAGGATTCATTGAAGAATTCGCCAACAATTGCCGATTCATTCTGACCTGTAACTTCAAGAATCGGATCATCGAGCCTATTCACTCCCGATGCACGTGCATCAACTTCGCGTTCAAGAAGGATGACATGCTCAACATGTCTGCCCAGTTCCTGAACCGATGTGAGGAGATCCTCAACAAGGAGGAGATTCCGTTCGAGAAGAAGGTCCTCGCTCGTCTGATCATGCGACACTCGCCTGACTTCCGTCGAGTGATCAATGAACTGCAGAGGTATTCGGTGGCAGGCAAGATCGACGTTGGTGTCCTCGCCGAGAGTGGGGATGTCAAGGTCAAGGATCTGATGGCATCGATGAGGGCAAAGAACTTTGCCGAGGTTCGATCTTGGGTGGTCCAGAACATGGACAACGATCAGACGGTAGTGTTCAGGAAGATCTACGACAGTCTTCAGGAATACCTCGCTCCTCCCAGTATCCCAGCGGCGATTTTGATCCTCGCTGAGTATCAGTACAAGTCAGCCTTCGTAGTCGATCAGGAAATAAATATGACCGCTTGCATCACCGAGCTGATGATGGAGTGTAACTTCGAATGACCTATTCCCAATTTGGACAAGACGATTTTGTGGTCGATCTATTCGATTCTTCTGAAGACGGGTACTTCATAGACGTGGGTGCCTCTCATAATGGAAACGACACGTTGCTCCTAGAAGAGATGGGGTGGGGCGGTATTTGTATCGAACCAATCGATGCATCTTTTGTCAGTCTTCAAGATAAGAGGAAGTGTACCTGCCTTAATATTTGTGTCGGAGACCGTGAAGGCACCGTAGAATTTATGGAGAACACTGGTTATACTAAGGAATTGAGCGGTGTGGTTGACTATTATTGCGATCAGCATAAGGATAGGATCTCTAGAGAGAATTCTAGCCATGGCAGCACAAGCAAGGTCATTCAGAAAGAAATCAAGACCATGAATTCTGTGCTAGAAGAGCAAGGTGCACCAGATTTTATTGAATTCTTGAAAATTGATACCGAAGGAGGAGAAGAACATGTCCTCAAAGGTATCGACTTTTCGAAATATTCTTTCGGAGTCATCAGTATCGAGTCTAATTATCAGCAAGAGACGGATCGTGTAATCTCTTTCCTAAAGTCCAAAGGGTATGAACCTATTGCCAGGGTTGGTATCGACATCTTTTTCGGTGAAACAGAATGAAGCTATCCGTTTATTTGAAAGCGATCAACAAAGATAAGACGAAGATGGAAGATCTCGATGCCGACGTCGAGACAGTCAAAAAGAAGTACTCCCCCTTCATCGTCAACCGTTGTCTCTCCTTCTTCCCAGATACCATTATTCAGGTCAACAACATGAACGCTAATGCCCATCTCGACAAGGATATTCAGTTTGAGTATCTTCGTACCTCCACTCGCTCCCGCTCCCGATTTTCTCCTTGGGAAAAGAAGGGGAAGCATTCAGATCTGGATCTGGTGAAGGAATACTATGGCTATAGCAATACCAAGGCATATCAGGTACTTGACCTGTTGACAGAAGAGGACCTAGATAACATGCGGGAGTCGATGTACACAGGCGGCTGCTAGCAAAATAGTCTCCGTGATACATAAAAAGGCAATACGCCCAAAGATGTATCACGGAGATTATGATGAGCAAGAAGAGACTTACCGCAGAGGACCTAGTAGAAGTGGTCCTCGCGAATGATGAAGACTTCCTCAAGATCAAAGAGACTTTGACTAGGATGGGTGTTGCCTCTAAGAGGGAGAAGAAATTGTGGCAGTCGTGCCATATTCTCCACAAACGAGGCAAGTATTATATCGTTCACTTCAAAGAACTATTTGGACTAGACGGTCTGCCTTTCGAATTCTCCGACAGCGATGTTGGTAGACGAAATGCGATCGTTCATCTGTTAGAAGAATGGGAGCTTCTGGAAATCGTGGACACAGATAAGTGTAGCGACCCTATCGCTCCCATTGGAGGTATCAAAATCATCCCCCACCGTGAAAAGGGGGATTGGGAACTGATACCTAAATACCATATCGGTAATTCCAAGAGACAGGGAACCAAGGATTAGTTATGAAAATAGATCTTCGTGATGTGAGATGTGAATGGATTAATGTAGAAAAAGACACCAAGAAGGCAGAGCAGATGGTAGAACTTCTGACTCGCCTAGGTGTGAAGAACCAGAAAAGAATGGAGGCAGTAACTGGTATTGAACCCCACCCAGGAGTTAGAGCGGGTGAGGAGCATTATCGTAACTGTGCAGAAAGCCATTTTAACATCCTCCAAAGGGCGATTGATAACAACGACTTCCCAGTGATGATCTTGGAGGACGATGTTGACACTGACATGGAACTGGGAGAGGTAGAAATCCCAGACAACGCCGACATGCTTTATGTAGGTACCAGTCATGGCGATGGTAATTTCACCACCAATCCAGTAGATAACAAGGTGAATAAGATCACCCAAGTGTTCGCCACTCATGCTATTGTGTATTTCAATCCTGCCGTCGCAAAGCAGGTGATCGAAATAGGCAAGACCTCAATTTACAAGTTGAACAAGCCATTCGATGTGGCAATTGCCTATCAGGTCCAGCCATCGTTCAATGTTTATGCCATGACACAACCCATCTTCTTCCAGTCCGATGCAAAGAACGAGAAGAACAAGTGGGAGCAGATGACTAGAACTCCCCTCCCCATTCGCCCTAAGAAGTCCATGTGGAAAACGGT